TTAAAGGGATTCCCTTTTTTAACTTGTATGGGATATTGATGTAGTTCTCGTGCAATTTTTGAACTACAGAGCGATAACGAACCATTGATTCACTAGCCCTAACACCGGTCAGGAAAGCCACGTTTCCCTTTTTCCCCTGCATCGTGTAATAGTCGGTCTGCTCAGGAAGAGAAACTTCATGAGTTAAACCAAAATGCTTACCACTAATGGCCCACGGAGGCATGGGTCTAACCCATCTGTCTTGTTCGAATCTTTGCTGGCTCCACAAAATAGTAGTAAGCCTGTGACCTAGAAACCATATCTCTGCAGGGTAAGGAAGGCAGTACCACTCCATATCAACCCAGTCGTAGTTGCGAACCTTTTCCACGTACTTTACGACAGTAGGACTGACCATCTCTTCGTCTCGAAAGATTACCTTTACTGGACCAAGGCCTCGCTCTTCATGTATTTCTTTTGCTAGATACAGAATCGCAGTGGAGTCTTTGCCTCCAGAGAACTGTACACAGACAGTATCGAAGGTGTCGTAGACGTGCCGTATTCTCTGTCTTGCTGCGTCAACGCAGGACATATCAAGAAATAGGCGCTGACGAGTCATTTAGTATCTTGCGATTTGAGTGAGGCGTGATACCTCGGCACGAAGCTCGTTGTTCTCGCGCATCATGTTTTCAGCTACGCTTTTCCAGTACGTTGCTTCAGAGATGCGAGTATCAAGCGCCTCTAAAACTTCAGCGCACTCGGCCGGCGATACTTTTCCTCTGCCGAGGAGGTATCTACATTTTTGTTCTATGGTCTGTTCCATTGGTAATCCTATATTTCTATGTGTTGGTCTATGAAGTCGATTAGTTTTTCGGCCATTGTTACGCCAGCAACAGCTGGGTCAGCTTTTAGCCATTTCATGAATTCATACCATCGTGCTTGTTGGTCCGTGTTGTCAAACACGATTGTGTACTGAACGACGGCTCTTGGTGCCGAGCCAGGAGCAATTGTTGTTGAACCTCTAATTACTGCATCGTTTTGATTCATGCCTGGCATGATGTCGATTCTCTGTTTTCCGTCTCCTGTTTGAGTTACTGAAACAACATTTCTATCCATTTCTGGAGCGTCTTTAACTAGAGCATCTTCATCAGAATCTTCATAGTCGGAAAATTTATCAAGCCGAGAACTAAATCCGTTTCCGTAATCAGAATTAATTACAGGGGACATAAATCCAGCCCCTGGCTCGACTACCCGATTGTCTTCTCTGATGAAGCGCTGTTCAATTTCGGCTGTTGAAAATTCATCCCATCCCAATCCAGTTAAAAGTTCTGGATAAAAGTCGACCATTTCTAAAACAAACTCTTCAAGAAGTTCTGGCTCGGTGTACCCAAGCTCCATTGTTCGGTTGTCAGCAATAGCAAAAGCCATGGCCCTAGTGTCATCGACGTCAAACTGAACAGCAGCTATCTTGTCCCACCCAAGAAGTTTTGCTGCTTCTAGTTGGTGATTGCCCGCTATGACGGTTGCTGTACCGTCTCCGTTGGGTCTTATCACTATTGGTTTAATCTGTCCAAACTCGGCGTAGGATGCCATAATCGCATTAACGTCTCCTCTTCGTGGATTGTTATGGAGGGACTCAAGAAGGCTTATGTCGAAAGCCAGGGATTCCAGAGATTCATGTATTCCATTAGCCATATCTATACCTGAGACCTTACGTTGGCATTGAGTGTTCTGATTGCGTCCATTGATGCGCGAACCGAGGAAAGCTTTTCTCTTTTTGACTTAACCAAAGCTTCAGCGCACTTATATTCAAAATGTTCTTGGTCTAATTTATAATCAGCCCAAGCCTCTCTTTCCTTAATTGAACCCTTGGCTGATAGGTACTCTCGCGCCCAGTTCGCCTTATAGAAAGACTCTTTCTTAGCCATGTCCATAGATAACGACTCAAATTGTTCAGTTTCCTCTTCTAAGGAATCCATTAAACGAATCAATTCCTGTTCAATGTCAATTTGGCTTATTGGAGAACTTCTCATACTTTTATTCACACCTATCCTTCTAGTGGAGACCAGTCTACTTTGTCAAGTGCAGAAAGTTGCTCTTTTGTCCATTCCCATTGAGTATCTATTCCGAGGCGAACCATTCCCATTCGCTCAAGAACCCATGCATCACATTCGTCGTTCCCAGATGCTCCACTAAATATAATCCCGGTCTTTGCTGAGATGGCAGAAATGACTTCTCCTTTTGATGCATTTCCTCGTCCAGTTGCAAACTTTGCACGACAGGTGGGCGGGATTTCAACAATAGGAATATTGCATTCAAACAGTGTCATCCTAATGCAGCCACCGAGTTCGCCAATACTGAATGCTTGTCCACTTCTGGAAGCAAACGAATAACCTTCAATCAGAACGCAAATGATTTCATTTTCTAAGCACTCATGCAACACGGTTCTTGTGATGTCAGAGAGACGCTCGGCCCCTTTTGCTTTAGACCGTACAACGCTGGTCACGCCGTCCATGGATATTCCTGTGGATGTTAGTGAGAGGTCAAGACCCATGAGGCGCATAGTAAGTCTGACTATAGCAAATAAATACAAAGGCAGGCAGTCGCGTTATTGCCGCGCCAGCCTGCCCATGTACCTATAATGTCCCCAGGTAGCGATTCTAAGGAGTGATTAAATAATACATTCATTCCCAAGAATGTTTTGCTAATCCTAAAGAAAAGGCCAAAGAAGGCTCTTCACCAATCCTGGTATGGCAGGCTCTGCAGACTGTTACCAAGTTTTCTTCGTCAAGTATTGACCCGCCTTGAGACCTTCTTATTAACTCATGCACGTCTACGCTGTTTTTATGAATAAACGTTGTCAAGCCGTCATGTTTGGCAAAAACTGGACACGCAAAGCAAAAAGGAAACTCGGCAAGCATAGAAGAAACGATTTTACGTCTCTCAACATAAACCTGTTCCGTTTTCTTGCTTCTTTTTGGGATTGGTTTAGTTCCTCGGTTTAGTGAGGTTCGTTTTAACGGTGTTCGCTTTAGTGGTTTCCTTGGCTTCATCTAAGCTAAAGAATACAGCACTAGAGGTTGTCGTTGTTTATAGAATCAAAAGTCCACTTACTGTCAAGGCATTCCCACAAAGAACGGTCGATTGCCGTATCTTCCAGGTCAAAGTCTCTCATTAGTGTTCTATGAGCGATGATTGCTCTTCTGTAGAAATCGACCTCCTTCCACCCGTCTTCCAGAGTGGATTCGCCAGTCTCAATCATTACGCAAACTTCGTCAAGCCGACGGTCAACATGGTACTTAAACCTGTTTATTCGTGTTGCTTTTTCGTTGTAATAACGCTGTGTCTCGTCATTGAGTTTTTTAAACTTGAAGTCCAACGAAGAGTATCGTTTTTGGTCAGATTCACTATCTGCCTCAATACTTTCTATTTGTCTTTGAAGGTTTTCGGACAGGGCAAGCAAAGCTCTTTTCCATCTATCCCAGTTTTCGACCAGCCTGAGCTCCGCGCGCTCCAAAGGGGTAACTTTGTTTTTTACCTCTTCGGCGACCATGCGAGCAAAAGTGTCATCATTCCATCTTGAGTTCATATATTTTTTGGGTCACTGCCACGCAGGGCATATTTTCTTAAACCCACACCAGTTACATAAAATGGTTTTGTTGGGTTCAAAATATCCATTCTTGCAGCGCTCTTCTATGCCTGCTCTTACTTCTGCAATCACTGAAGCAACTTTCTGCACATCTTCTGCAGTTACTTCTTTTGCAAACCTAACCCCATCTTTTAGGTACAGAAGCTCTATCTCAAACTTCTTGGCCTCTATGCCGAGGCTTTTGAGGAGCTGAGTATAGATAATTAGCTGAAAATACTTATCTTCAATGTAATTCTTTTTCGGTGTTTTGCCTGTTTTGTAATCGGAAACTTTTGCGGTATCTCCATCTAGGTGCAAGCGGTCTATAAATCCATGAAGTTTGATTCCGGATATCTCGCCTTCCACATGCTCTTCGATGCCCCACGGCTCAACTTCTTGTGGCTGCTCCAGCATCCAGAGATTTTCAACACACCACCAGGCAGACCATCTGAAAAGACGCAGTTCTTTTTCCCCACGGATTAAAGTGGTGACTTCTGCTTCCCATTTTGCAGCCCATAAATCTCGCGCCAGTTGGCGAGCGGTTTCTTGTGTTCTTTGTTCGGAGGGAAGGGCGTACATTGTTTCTAGGATTTCATGAACAAAGTTGCCAAGCATTGTTGCTTCTGTCGGAGAGTCCCTAAGTCCATCAATCTTGCTGTACTTAAACTTCATAGGACATTGCTGGAATGTGGATATTGAAGAAGGAGAAAGCAGTTCTGGGGCCTGCATGAGCCCGTCTTGGTCAGTTGTCATCTGTTTTTGCAACAAGAGTTGCACCAAACGACAAACGCATTGCCTCAACAACAAGGGTGTCAATGTCTTCTTCAGTCACGGTAGCGCGAGTGGGCTTTGCTTTCCCGTTTGAATGATTGGTCCAAAAAGTGTTCAATGAGTCTTTTTGTTCTTGTGTCAGTGTTTTTGCAACTGAAACAAAGTTGGTCCATTTTTCATCAATCTCTGATGGCACCTCGGGTTGTGGGGCTGGCGCAGAGGATGCGTATTCCGCGTCTAAGGCATCTGCAGAGCGTGCGAGGTATAGACCGACACCCAATAGCTGAGCGGCCTTTTTAAGAGCATCAGAGACGGCCCCTTTAAAGTCGTTTCCGAGGTCAAGTGGCTTGTTGTCTTTCTTCTGACGCTTCACTGAGGAACCACCAAAACCGTGTTTAATGACGGTTAAATCACCTATGGTGGCAGTTAACGATACGTGAGCAACAATTTCATCTGTATCCACATCGTCACGGCGAACGGAAACGATTTCAAACGACCAGTTGTCAACGCCCAAAACTTTGTTAAGACGATTGATGACTTCACTTATCGGAAGATAGATGAGCGAAATTCCGCCCTTGATTCTCGTGCGTTCCATTTCTTCCGAGAAAGGCTCTGCTAAGAGACGCGAAATGTTCTCTGAGTTATTGATATTAATAGACGACACGTAGGTCTCCTTGTTTAGTTAAGTATGTTTATGTATTTTTAGGTTTGCGAACGATGATGCTTGTTTTGAGTTCGCCAGTCTCACTAAAGTTATCGGCATTTAAGCCGATTTTGTTTAGTTCTTTAATTCTCCAATATGACGGAGCGCAGTAGGCAAGCATTTCTTCTGCGATTTCCTTTGGAGACTTTGTCACCTCTCCAGTGTCCATGTCAATAGACATTTTTACAAGACGTTCCGCTACGGCTGAACCGAGCTCTAAATGCTTCCAGCCTTTTCTGTCGTAGGCTGACTTCTTTTCAATCGTGGTGCCGTCAGGGAGTGACAGCATCTCTACTGAACCCATGATTTCGGACAGAGCGTGTGCGAAGGAATCATAAACGAGCGCGACATCTCTTTTCAAAAGGTTCAACTCTGCGAGTCCTTGACCGGCTTCTTCTGGTGTAGGTTCCCCGGATATGAACAAGGACAATTCTTTGTCAAGGTTGATTAAAGAAGAGCGGAGCTCTTGGATTTTTTCCAAGCTCATTACTAGTACCTCATTTAAGTTTAGATAGGTGATTTGCTAGATGAGTATAGAAGCTCTTTTGCGTTGTGGCAACCCTAAACCTGTTAGATAGGTAAATGCTCCAACTGCGGAGTCTATTTGGTCGTCATGGTTTGAGGCTTCTGGGAATGAAGAAAATTCATCCAACCAATCTGTCAACCATGAAGCGCGAACTAGCCTCACGTTTCCGTTTGAAGCGGCAGCAGCAAAAGGCCTAGCTCTTGTGACCTTATCTCCCGTTGGGCGCATTGCGCCGAAATCGTATCCAGGAATCACGTATCTGGCGTATTGGTCAACCAGGGCCTTGCCTGAAGAACCAGGCTCCTGCTCCATTCTGATGGCAACACCAAAACCGTCTTCTTCTGCCGTCTTAGCGATGAGTTGCTCCACCTTTTCACCCCTGACTCTGGCCTTTTTTACGTCAAGAACATAGGCAACACCGCCATCAAACATCATTAGGGTTCCTACGGTCCAGTCGGGGTCTGGGTATCCAGCATGTGGCTCTGTCGCGGCAAGGTCCCAAAACCGGACCACCCTTGCTGAGTTGGTTATGACGGGTATCTCTTCTGGGTCAATAACAAGAAAGGCCTCGCGCTGAAAGAGGCTACCGAGGGTCGTTGACCACCAGTCTCCTTCTTCTAGGCGTCGTCTTTCAACGGGGTCCAGCTCTGAAAGGGCCTGACGGTACGAAACAGCGTCAATTCCTGGGTTGTCCTTCAACGTGGATGGCACGAAGACGCGCCCGGTCTCCTTGCCTTCTACAATGAACCTTTGTCTCACCCAGTTAGGGGCTGGGTTTGATGCAGCCCTCATTCTTAGCGGAACCTGAGATATTGGACCACTGGCGGGTCGACGAAGACGAGAGAAGAGGTATCTATAGTCGGATTCTCTGATTTCGGTAACTTCGTCCATTCCTATGAATTGAAATTCCGAACCTTTGTATCGTAGGTAGTCATTTACGTTATTTAGGTAACCAAAGGAGATACGGGCCCCAGATGGAAAGGTGGCAACGAAAGTGTTGTTGTTCCAGTGAACGTCGTCGTAGTTACTCATCCACGCCCTGAATCTGTCCATCAAGGCTCCAGGCAGGGAAAGGTCGGCAAAGGTTCTACGGCAGAGAAGGGCTGAATAGCCAGGAACGTCTACATACTGAAGCGCCGCCATCAGGAGGGCTGAGGACTTTCCTCCTCCGGCCGCACCTCCAAATAATGCCTCTATAGAATTAGTTCTTAAAAAAACTTTTTGATTAATTGAGGGTTCTTCTGGGCAGAATGGTGGCAGCTTTGGGCTCAGGTACTCAAGTACTTCATCCCAGTTAGATTTTGTAGCCATGAGATATATATTGACCAATCAATTAAAGCCCTTAGTGCATTTGGGGCAATTTGTGCGCTACTGTATGTTACATGCCCCCAGCGTCATCGAACACAAAGACCAGAAGAGCCAAGCTAATAAAAAGAGTAAAAACAAAAGGCTCTGACTTTGTAAGAATTATTAAAGCGCCATTTCTTTTTGTGGCTAGACAAGTCAATAGACCAAGGTCCGCAAATGTACTGATGTTTTGCTTTATACTGTTTACTAGTATTGGAGCAGGAATGATATTTATGCCTGCCGGTTGGGTGGTTGCCGGTGTCGGCTGTGGAATATTTGGCTTTCTTTTGGGACTTGAGTAGGTAATAGATGGGCTGGAATTCGCCTCAAAACAAAGGCTTGGGCTCACAATCAAGCAAAAATTTAGGATACGGAGCCCCCATATCCATGAACCCATCCCTCGCTGGGAAGGCATATCGTGACTCTTGGGACATAGAGCGCGCCTATCGCGAAGGCATGTCTAAAATCACGTGGGTCAATAGGTGTATTGACGCAATCTCGGGAAACCAAGCGCGCTTGCCGATGATTTTAAGAAAAGACAATTCAAAACACGGCGAAATTGTTAAGGGCCGCGAAGCAAATCGCAATCCTCTGCTGGAGATTTTAAACAATAAAGCCAATGTCGGAGAAAACTCTTTTATTTTTAGATACAGGCTTTCTGCTCAGCTCATGCTGGGTACTCGTGGAGCTTTTATAGAAAAGATACGTGGACGTGATGGTGGAATCATTGGGCTCAACCTTCTTCCACCTCAGTCAACAGCACCGATACCAGACCCTAAAACGTTTGTTTCTGGCTACGAAGTGCAAATGCCTTATGGCGAGAAAATAATACTCAAGCCAGAAGATGTCTGCTGGGTTAGACGCCCTCACCCCATTGACCCTTACCTATCGCTTACGCCTCTTGAGGCAGCAGGCGTGGCCATAGAAATTGAAAACCTTGCCAAGATTTACAACAGAAACTACCTTCTTAATGACGGACGTCCGGGTGGACTGTTGGTTGTCAGAGGTGAAATTGATGAAGACGACAAAGAAGAACTTCGTAACAGATTTAGAGGAAACCTAGCAAGGGCTGGACACACTACGGTTATCGCGGCAGACGACGGAGTTGACTTTGTCGATACTTCTGCAAACCCACGCGATGCTGCCTATGTCCAGATGCGTCAGATAACTAAAGAAGAAATACTTTCTGCATTTGGTGTTCCTGAGTCTGTTATTGGTAACGCCTCTGGCAGAACCTTCAGTAACGCCTCAGAAGAAATTCGTGTTTTCTGGATGGAGACAATGCTTCCCCATTTGGAGCCAATATCTAGAGCGCTGGACGAACTTGATGAAAAGTACTATCTGGATTTTGACACAACCGAAGTTCCAATCCTCATGCTTTACAAGCAAGAGCGGGACAAGTATTTACTACAGGAATTCCAGTCTGGGCTAATTAGTGCGAACGAGTACAGAACTGGCTCGTCACGCAAAGAAGTAGATGCCGACTTGGCTGACTCGCTTCTTCAGAATCCAAACCTTATTCCTATTGCAAACACGAAAAAGAAGATGGAAGAAGGACAGGCTCAAATTCCTGGGGCTCCTGGGGCCCCTCCAGGAATGCCGGGGATGCCACCTGGAATGCCTGGAATGCCACCTGGAATGCCAACTCCGGTTCCTCCAATGGCAGAGACTATTCCTCTGGATACGAACACCATGCAGGGGGCAATGGCCGAAGCCGGAATGGCCGAAGGTGGCGAATTGGCTCAAACCACTATTCCTACCGAGGCACTTGGTGGACTTCCGCAGCCAATGACTGTTGCGTCTTCTCCTAGTAATCAAATTCAAGTAAAAGAAATGATTGACAAGAACGAACAGTCAATTGAAAGATGGACTGAAATTCTTGCGAGAAGCGTTGAGCGTGTAGCGGAAAGACAACAAAGAGTAGTGCTAGAAAAAGCTAGCGGCTTGAAGTCTAAAAAGGCCTTAATGCACGGAACTCTTGATGTTGACTCGGTTTTGTCAATTGAGACATGGAATAAGCAGATAGAGGAAGACATCCGTCCGGTTGTTTCTTCTATTATTAGCGATTCTTTTGAGTCACGAGTAAACGAAGCGTCCGAAAAGGGAGTAAAAGTAAAAGCTCTCCCAGTCAAGGACCTTCGCGCAATGGTTGATGCTCACGTTTCAAGAATTAAAAGAATAAATGAAGCGAATTTTTCAGAAATTAATTCACTTATGATTAAATCTTTTGAATACGCAGACGAAGAAAGACGATATTCGTTCTTCAGAGACGGCTTAGTGGAAATGTATACCGACTTCTTCGCTTATGGTCAATATCAACTGGCTGAAAATGAGGCTCGTTCCGCTTGGAACTTCGGTCAAACTGTTTAGTTTCACTAAACGATTATTTGATTTTTATATAATTTCACTAAAAGTGGATATATAGGCATAGTTGCACCGAACAGACTTTGAAATGTCTTATTATTTTCAGTAGACACAAGACGAAGGGTCTCCTGAATGTTGCCTGAACTGTACGAATATAAGTCAACTACGCTTGGAACATCCTTTGCGACCAAAGGTGGCTCCATCAACCTAGATGAAGCTCAGGGGATGGTTGAGTGCTTCGTAGCCGGGATAGGCAATAAGGACTCGGTGGGGGACATTGTTACCACTGGCGCATTCACCAAAAGCCTTACTCGCCGGAAACCTCGTGTTGTTTGGGGCCACAACTGGAACGACCCAATCGGCAAAGTTTTAGAGATTTACGAAGTACCAAACACGGACCCAAGACTGCCTTTAAAAATGAAGATGGCAGGAATCGGTGGGCTTTTTGCTCGCGTTCAGTTTAACCTCAACTCTGAAAAAGGTAAAGAAGCGTTCGCTATGGTCGCTTTCTTTGGCGAAGAACAAGAATGGTCAATTGGCTACAAGACGCTTCGTGCCCAGTTCGACCAAAAGTCGCAAGCAAACGTTATTTACGAACTTGAACTATACGAAGTATCTCCAGTTCTTCATGGGGCAAACCAACTCACCGGCACCATTTCCGTAAAGTCAGAAGAAGGTGGATATTCCGGTCCAGTTTCTTATATGGAAGAAGACGAAGAAGAAACCATAAACCGTGCAGAAATTGAAAAGCAATTAGGCTTAATGCTTGGTGCAAAAGTTTCCTTGATGGACGTAAACGGAGAAGAGCTAACCTTTGCTCGTCGTGCGGACAACGGTGAAGTTGGCCGATACAAGTGTCATTTTAGCGGAGGTCGCGGACGATACATGTTTGGAGCACCTGAGCCAGTTACGGTTGTTGCGCCACGCAGACCGTCAGTGCCTATGCCTGGAATGCCAATGATGCCAGTTGGGTCTCCGGGAATCGTAATGAACCAGCCTCAGCGTCCTACGCGTCCACCGGCAATGTCCATGCCTATCGCTGTAAGACCAGGACAAAATGGTCCCCAGATAATTGCGCTTCCAGCAGTTGAGTACGAAGATGATGATACGCAAGAATTCGACCCGACCAACTTGGACAAAGAAGAAGCAGACCTAAGGGATGCGCTTCTTAAGATAACAAAACGTCATGGCAAGTTTAATCAAGACTCAGAAGGTGTGTGGGCTGGGTACACGCCAGCTGCCGAAAACTCAATCGCCGGCATAGGCGTTAAGTGTGCTAATTGCGTTTTTTATCAAGGTGGCGATAGTTGCAAGATTATTGACATGGAAGTTGAATCAGAAGGAAAGTGCCGTTTCGCCGTCATACCAAACGGAGTAGTAAAGGGTGATTCAACCGCTAAAAAGACATACGAAATCGAAGAAGAGTTCACTCAAGAAGACTACGTTTCTGACCTTGAGGTTAAGTACCCTGGAGAGTTGGCTATAGCGGCTCTTCGTGGGGCCGTCGGAAGACGTAGACAAAAGCGTCGTAAGTTCAAGTTGCTGAGCGAGTTCGGTTCACAAAGTGATTGGCCTGAAGAGAAGGCCTATCTATTGCCTGTCGTGCCAAAGTTTGCCTTCATGGTCAAGCAGGCTCTAGACCCAATATTTGACTATCACGGCGTTGAGTCTTTTGTAGACGTAGACGGAATCGTAATGACGTCCGGGATTAGTTATGATTTGATTGACGCCGTTGACACAGCGGTTGATAACCTAAAAAAAAAATCTATAAATCAAAATGACATAGAGTGGAAGGCTGCTAGTTACCGACTTGGTCGTGCTATTGGTGGTCGCTTAACAAATAAGCCAAACATTGGTGGGGGTCGTTCGTCTGGGAGATTCTTCACGTCAATTGGGGCGGAAGATTTTGACCCATTTTCCGCACGTGATGCCAACCTGAACGGAATAGTCGGTGAAGGCTTGTTCCTTCGTGGTATTCCACTTGCTACTCCAGACCCAACACCGGATGGTCCTGGTTCAATACGTAACCCAAAACCATCTCGCGCTCAAGTACGCAAGCCTGAATCGGAGATTCTCGACCGTGCTGGGGATGGAAAAGTCAAGCCGGTCGGCTCAAAACTCAACAGCGGAAAACTGTTTGATGTACCACGCATGGATGACCCCGATGTAGATTCTGCAGCCAAATACGGTTCTGCCGAGTCGCAACGAGACGAGCTTCAGGGCGTACTTGATGGAGCTTCAGATAAAGACCAAATAAAGAAACTGAAGCAAGCTATTGCTGAGCTTGACAAATACATGGCAAGCGTTGAGAAGATGGCTGAAGGCGAAATGGAGCGCGAAAAGCCGAAGAAAAAGCCCAAGGCGTCACAGGTTCTTAACAGAGAAAACACCCAGTTGGCCAGAGGCCTAAAACCCGAGCGCATACCAATCGCTGGTCAATCGATGACAAGCGTAGAACGCTTCTCTTCTGGCAAACTTCCTGACAAAGCTCAGCTTCCAGAAGGCTCCTCACAGCTTAAAGAATTCTACGAAGCAATGTCTAAAGACGTAGTAAAACTTTTGACCGACCTAATGAACGACCCAAATAGCGATAAGAACTGGAAGCTTCCATGGCGTCGCCCTGAGCTCTATGCAAGAAACCCTACGCGTGGTCGCGTGTATCAGGGCATGAACCAACTCACTCTTAGTTTGATTGGCATGTCTCGTGGGTATGAACTACCTCGATGGGCTGGAGAAGGTCAATGGAAAAAGCTTGGTGGAAAACTTAAGCCAGGCGGAAGAAGCAAGGGCGTCTCCATTCTCGTTCCACGAGAAGGAAGAACATTTACCGACATAAACGGAAAAGAAGTCGTTGAGGGGCGCTATTACGAGGCTCAGACTGTTTACAACGTAGCCGAGGTAGCCGGACTTGCGCAGAAATACTACGACCCTATTGAAACAGAAATAAATCAAGAAGCAAGACTTGAAGACTTAGAAAATGTTATTAAAGAAATAGGTCCTGATTTTGTTGAATCATTTGGCGAAGACGCTTTTTATCGTCCATCAACAGACAAAATTCATATGCCTGCTTTTGAACAATTTGTCGATGCTGCGGCTTTTTATGGAACAGCGATGCATGAAACCGTTCATTGGACGTCTCACCCAACACGCCTAAACAGAACTTTGGGTAAAGAATTTGGCGACGAACAGTACGCATTTGAAGAGCTGATTGCTGAGATAGGTTCAGCATTCGCAATGGGTGCAATGGGTCTTGAGCCAACAATCAGAGATAATCACCTTGTTTATGTAGCTGGATGGTTGAAGAAACTGACGGCGGACCCACTTGCTTTGCACAGAGCCATCCTTTCTGCTCAACAGGCAAACGACTACTTGCTGGACCGCTCATCAACAATGCGAAGACTTGCTGGTATTCCAGACGATGAACGAAAAGGCAAAGACAACACCTGGCTAGAAGTACCAATGCTTACTGGATACGAAGATTCTCCAAGAATCAAACCAACACCAGGCATAAGCGGAACAATGGAAGACATGCTGGACGTAGAGTTCCCAGACGATTTCACGCCAGAGGCTAGGAGAACGTCTTTCGCAGAACGAGAGATGAGTTCTCTTTCACGAAATCTTCCAACAAAGACCAAAGACGGAATCGTCATTACTCCGTCTGGAAGACTTTCTAGCGGCAGGGGCCCAATTAAGGGAAAGAACCCTAAAGCACCAGAAATAAAGCCCATAGATGAGACGGTAGCGCTCAGGCTTGCATTCGGTTTGTCAAACGAGCCAACCGAAGAGCAGCGAGACATTATGGCGGTCGCCATGAATCTCATTAGAAACAAAGACCCGCGTATATTGTCTATTCTTGCAGGTGCTGGAACTGGTAAAACCACAACGCTAAAGAGCATCGCATGGGGGCTGCAGAGAGAATTCGACCTATGGCCAGAAGACGACATACGGAGACCAGAACAACTCAGGTACCTCTCAGACAGATACGGTGTTGACTTCTCCGGCATGTCCGCAGAACAGGTTAAGGAATCTGTAGAAAAGCTAGCTGAAGAAAAATCAATAAACAATCTTTACTATGCGGTATTCAACAAGAAAAATCAGTTCGAAGCAGAATTGGAGTTTCCAAGGAATACT